GCTATCACAGTGGCTACTGCAGAATCTACAGTAGTAACGGCTTGCGTTATTACTGCTTGTGCCGCTACAACCTCTGGTGTTTGGGTTGTGGCTGTTGCTGGTATTGCGGCTACAGCCTGTGTAACTTCTGTTACCGTTGAAGTAATTGTTTGAACAACTGTTGTTGCAGTTTCTACTGCTGAAGATACATTTGATACTTCTGCTACCGCCGTAGTTGCTGCCGCTACCGCCGTAGTTGCTGCCGCTACGGCAGCGTTAGACGCTGTTACTGATTCAACCGCAGTGGCTATAGTCACTGTTGCTGTATCCGATGCAGCTGCGGCTTGTGCAACTTCTGTTGTTGCAGTTGCGATTGCTGTATTGACCGCTTGTTGTGCTGGGCTTACAACAACTTGCTCTGAGGGGGCTGGTGGCTCATCGGCATTAGCAAGGTTAGGACTAAAAAGAAAAAGCCAGCCCACAATAAAGAGGCTGGTTAAAAAGTACTTTAACTTTCTAGTCAACTAGGTATCTCCTAAGTAATGCAATACTTTTGCTTACTTAGATATTATAGCAGAATGTTAGTTTAAATTACTTAACATTATCTGTTTTATAAAACCCGTTACCTTTAAACTGTATACCAAATGAACCGTAATGTCTTTGTAATCTTTTACCACATTCGTTACATAAATAGTTAGGTTCTATAGAATTTATTGATCTTTCTTTTGGAACAATACTGTCTGGTGAACACTCACACTTGTATTCGTATATAGGCATTACTTACCGCTATTTTTTCTCTTTTCAGCTAAAGCCGAGAAATCTTTGACTTTAGTTTCCCCCATGTATCCCCACGCATATCCATCTTCAATCATCTGCTCATTAAGAGACTTTGCGTCTCCATTAACATAAACCCATCCAAGTATTCTGCCATACTTTTCCGAGCTATCTGGCTTTTCAGTTTTAACTATAATAAATTTAGAATCTTTTAGCTTAGACTTAAGATACTCTTTTGACTCTAACCCTAATGTTTTTTCAAACTTATCTGTTGTTCTAGATTCTGGTGTATCAATACCAGCCAATCTTAATCTTTGAGAGTATGATATGCTGAACCCAAGATCGATGTCAACGTCAATTGTATCTCCGTCTACTACTTTTAGTACTTGCTTAACTCTGTATTCAAACATATCTCTCCCTTAATTTAAATGAGCAGTTTTTTACAGTCATACTCAGGACTATACCAGTTATTTAAAGTCGCTGTCTCCCCCGACTATCCTGGGCAGCGATGCCCAAATCTGCGACTCCCCAGTGACGGGGTGCAGATATCTATTATACTATTTATTTGATCTTGATAGTCTTTGGCTTTTTCTCTTCTGGCAGAATGCGTACAATATCAATCTTAAGCATTCCGTCCTTTAGTTCAGCAGCCTTTACTTCCATATATTCACCAAGAGCCCACTCACGAGTAAATTTACGGGCAGCAATTCCACGGTGGATAAACTTCGAATCGCTATCCTCTGTGTTTAATTCTCCCTTTACGGTAAGCTTGCCGTCTGCTGTTGATACATCAATATCTGTTTTACCAAATCCAGCAACTGCTAGTTCGACAACAAAGTTGTCTTCGTCTACTTTGATTACGTTATATGGTGGATAGTTAGTTGCACTTGATACTGTTTGAGCGTGGCTCCATGTATCTAAGGCCCTATCAAATCCAATAAAAAAAGGATCCTTGAAAAGATCCCATGTATATGTTGTTACCATTTTATTCCTCCTTCAAGCGAATAAGTTAATTTATAGGACCCCTTACGGGCATCCTATAATAATTATATCATAATTTTTAATCGTTTGGAATATCCCTAAAGGTAGTGGGATCTATTTCTATCATGCCCATTTCTTTAGCCAACTTTTGTCCTTCTGGACTTAAATGTATTGTTGCCTGCAAGTCTTCGTCGTATTCAATTTTAGCAAGGCCTGCTTCGTATAGAGTTATTAAAGACTTATCAACGTAATTAACATGAGATTGCCATAATTCTGGAGCATACTCTTTAGCCATTTCTTGGTCTATAGAATAAATCATTTCACCATTTTCGTCCATGCCCTCTAAATTAACAACCCCTATCTCTAAATAGTACCCCAGGAGTTCGTCATCGTTTTTGTCTTCAAGACTCATTTACTGTTCCGTCTTCATTCTTATCTATGGTTGTTTCTACTAACTGCTGGACGTATTCAGAAAAATGTTTTCTGACACTTCCCATTGGCCTAGACCCAGAAGACTTCCATATTCTTTTATACTCTACAACATTAGAAAAGGTTGTAGGGCATAGCGGGGTGCCGTTATATTCTTTTAAAACTGTAGGAAGTGGTACATGCTTTCCACAACACTTACACTCTTTCGCTCTTTCTTGATATATACTCATACTATTTCCATTCCGTCTAATACATCTGATAAGTTTTTAGGCATCCTCGGTGGTCTTATCATGTTCATTACTATTTCATCTTCTTCTTTTTCTCTATCCCACTTCAAAGAGCTATAGGTATGTATATCTATCTCTTCATTGTTTTGTGGCCTGCTTCTACTAATTGCGTTATAAACAGAACCGCAAACGGCATCAGCTAAGTCTTTAGAACCTTTTCTCGGGTGGTCAACCTTATCTCTCATAATTTTTAATTGAAGCAATTCGTCTATAAGCAATTTAATTGCTGGTCCGCTTAATCTGTCTTCTGCAACAACCATGGCCATATCATCGTAATGCTTCTTTGCAACCGACAATGTTTCTGTGTGAATACCGTATTGTTTTAATTGCTGCATCATATCGTGTGAATTCCATCGGTCAAACGTACAGACACGAATCTTAAATCCTTTTGTTCTAAGAGACAGAATGTAGTCTTTAACTTCTGTAAAGTCCACAGACTTGTCTGGTGTAGGAGTCCAGTATCTAACAACATCTACTTCAACAATAGGGGCTGGCTGAGAATATGTATCAGTTACTTTTACATTTACCCACTTCTGTACATGCGCCATGGAAACAGCGCAATGGTCATGCTTTTGTGCAAGGTCAACGTGCAAGAAGTATTCCTTGTCTGGATCTGGTGCGAACCAGGTTTCAAATCTTCCAAAGTCATCTACGGCTAATGCCATATTACTAAATGCCTTTTCAATTTTTTCACGGGACTTAAAAAATGCATCAATTGCTTCTGATGGCATGCAGGCAAATCTTCCTAACGCATCTGGAGCATTCTTATAGAAAGCAACTTTAAAGTCATCTATGCTTCGTGTAGGATTAATTTCCCATGTAGGTCTACGCAGGGCGTACATTCTTGGATACTTGTAGGAGATAATGTGATCCTCTTCCCACTCTATATCAAACTCATTGCCTTCTGTTCCGTCTGGAAGCAGATCGTCTAGCTTAAAGTGATGAGTTCTAGTTATAACTTCTTTTTCCGCCACAACGTCATCGTATCTTTGCTGTATGTAATCGTTCTTATATCTAGGGAATGATAGAAGAATAACCTTTCCATAGTCTGGAAAACGTGAGTCTACAGAGGCACGATACATCTCATAGATAAGACTTCCAGTCTTTGCTTGCTCATGACCAGTGGTATTTTCTACGCTAAAGCCAGAAATTTCGTCAAGGATAACAACGATTACGTTATACCCTTCCCATGCCTCACGCTCTGAGTGACCTGAGTGAACTGTAATGTTTTTATTAAATTTAATTTCAGAAGCTTTTTCTGTGTACTTTCCAACAAACCAAGGAGACTTATCGATGCGTGTTCTAAACCCTTTAAAGAATACGTTGTTTGCCTGCTGTGCGTTAATAGCAATATTGATAATATCAATTGAGTCTCCAGGAGGCTTTCCATAATACGATGCTGGATCTTTAAGACACAATAGTAAATATACTATATAGGCAACCGATATGGTTGAGCAGTAATCTTTTCCAGATCCTTTACCTAGCTGAGCAACGACCTCATTGGCTGTTTGCTTAAACATTCTAACGCCTTCTTCTTCGCCAAACAATTTTACAAGAGTGGACTCTTTATAAATTTGCGAACTCTTTTCAATAAGGGTATATTGATATTCAGATAGTGGTGGAAGGCCTAAATATTCTGGGCTTTGGACAAATGTTCTTAGATCTACTGGGCGTTCATCAAACTCTTCGCCGTCCAGCATATCAATTAAATCATTAAAATTAAGATCCACTAACTTCCTCTATAATCTCTATAGGCTCTACCACTCCAGTAATCTGTGATAAGCGCTTTGCAACATCCATCTTGCATTTAGGACATGAGGCTGTAACTTCTTTTAATATTTTAACTAGGATATCTTGCTTGCGTTCTGTTTCTGCAATTTGATTTGCCAACTCAGCATTATCTAGCAAGCCTACCTCTTGAAGCATTCCAATTCTTTTACCTTCAATATCGGCAATAAGCTTTAGTGCTCCTGATTTAACATTTAGTTGTCCCGCCTGATCTGCATCTTCAACGGTTTTCCACGCTTCTTTAATAAGCATTGCATAGTGTTGGTCTGCTCCAGAGATAGCCTCTTTAGCCCTTTCACGGGCCGCTGTGTCGTTGTGAACGACGCTCTTCCACTCACCTATCAACTCGACCACTTCGGCTCTCTTAAAGCCTGTTACGGTGGCAATTTGGGTTGGGCTGTTTCCCTTAAGCAGTTCTGAGACTACTACGTTCATGCGATCAAAGTGATCGGCTAATTCAATTTCGGACATATAGTAGAGTATACTCTTAGTCGACTAAAAAATCAACTAGATTTAGCTATTTTATATAGAACTAAATACCCTATAAGGTCATCTATATCGTTATCTCCAGCAAATCCTTGGTTATTCTTTACTCTATTTAGTTTATCATCTATACGAACTTTTAATTGTTCTGCTGAATCCGCCGTCGAAAATATTCTTGCTGGCTCAAGGGCGGAGTTGCCATAGGATATATTCTTTTCAATAAGCATGTGAGCAATTTCATGACAGGTTCCCCATATTTTATTTCCAGCTGGTGCGCCAACAGATCTTAAATACAAGTCACTGCAATTAAAGTTTGTTACATCTTCAAATACTGGCTTTAACATTATGCATCCATTTCTTTATATAACTGTTTTAGTCCTCTTAGTGTACCGATATCCATATATTTTCCGCCTGGTCTTACCGCCCTAATATTGGAACTTTCGTCAATCCATTCTTTTATTTGTTTTCCTGGATGGTCTAGCTTAGGATCTATGTATCTTATCATATTCTTTCGAAATAGCATAGTCCCCCACATATCTGGATAATTACAGTCGTCTACCTTATCTTCCGAGCCCAAAACTTTTCCATTTGATACCAACACTTGTCCAACACGGCCCTTTAAATCTTCTCCGCATTCCCATACTCCAAGAACTAGGTCCGCCGTTGTTTCTTTTAACATCTCCTTGTATATATTTGTTGGAGCATTTAAAATATAAGTATCTGGCATTCCTACAAAAACTGTATCGTTATACTCTCCTATCATAAACTTAATTGCGTCTGACATAGTTGATGGCTCACGCACAATTAGTTTAATGTTCATGTCCATGTTTTGTACAATAGGGACCCACTCTGGTCTAGTTGCTACACGAACTTCATCACAGACTTCAAGCATCTGCTCAACATGCCACTGCAAAAGAGATCTTTCATCTGATATGGGTAAACAAAATTTAGGAATGCCACCAATTCGTGATGCTTTTCCAGAAGCAGGCAGAACCCCTATAGTGTTCATTATTTTTCCCAATCGTGGGGATTAAATCCGTTAGGATAGGATTCATTTACTCTAGGATCCTTTTTCCAAGCAATCCATCCTTCTTCCCTATCGTCTCCCCAATACAGATGAACTACATCTCTATCTAGAAGTCTTTTAGCATCCTCCCCGTGAAAAATATAAACCTTATTATCTTTTAGGAATGGCATCTCAATAAGCTCTGGTGCCCATTCATTAATGTGTTTTTGATACGGCTCTACACCAAGCTCACGGTATAGGGCATCAGTAAACATTTGAACATCCGTATAGTAATGAACCATATGGTTATGCTGAATAATTCCCTCAGAACATCTTTCAACGCAAAGATCTATGGCTGCTTTTAGTAAAGGGTGGCCAGCTTTAGCGGCAATTGTTTGAGTTGCTAGCCATGGAGTATCTCTTTCAATATCCAGGATCATATCGTATTCAGAGTTTAACCATGTATCTACTGGAATCTTGCAATGAGTATCCATATCAGCATATATACCACCGTGTATATAAAGAATAGCAAATCTCCACAATCCAGCTTTCATTACTCCCAAAGGA